TCAGCCGACCAGCTATAAACCGCGCTGTTTGTCTCGACCATTTCGCAGTCAACAGTGACCTCAGTTGTGCCAAAGTTTAGTTTCCAGCTAACAATTTCAAAGACCTTGTTAGTAAAGCCCAGCCGCGTGTTTGTAATCATTACAGTGTCGCCGACTTGAAATTGAAACGCACTCATCTTGAATTTTGCACGCACGGCAATCTCTTGCCGGTTTTTATATAGGATTTGCTTTACAATACGCTGTGCGCGTGCCGCATTATCAGTAAATGGCAGATCAAGGTTTAGATACCGACGTTCGCCGCCATCTTCGGTTTCAAACGTGCTGCTAGTAATCGCAGGATAGTCTGTGGCTTGATAGTCACTGGCTGGGCTAATAAACTGCCCCTTGATAGCGTTGAAGCTGTCACGCGCCGAAATAGCGGTTGTAACAGTCAAGCCAGACGCAAGATCACTTTCATCAAGCGTGACTGTTGGTGTTACATATGCGCCAGCACGCAGCGACCATTTGCCGTTGCTGTAATAAAGCGACCCATTCAAAGCAGTCAGCATTTGTTCAATATTACCGCGTGGCGTGTTTTGCGTATCAACAACGCCGTTGAACGTGTAGCGATCTTGTGTACCGCCGCCAGACAAAGCAACGCTTTCTTCGCAGATGTTAGCCGCAGCAATAAAGCTGGCATCATCAATTTCCGCTGCCGTTGCACCAAGCCCGTAAACTGTATCTGTCAAATAGTCGCGGATGACCAAAGCTGGGTTTTCGCTCCAAACAGTTGTGGTTGTGCGCGGGTCATATATCTTGCGACCTTTCACTTTTGCGCTAATGTTAGGCAAGCCATTCGGAAATGCGTCTGGATCAAACTTTAACCGCACATATAAATAACCTTGATCAGTCAGCTTGTGATTGCTTGTCCAGCTTGTATCTGAAACCAAACTTGCTGGAATATTGCCAGCACTGCCGACAGTGACCGGATAAACATTAACCAAACCACTATATTTTGACGGACTGGTGACGCTGTTTCCGCTTAACGTCAAGGCCTCTTCATTGAAATATATTGTGGTGAAACTTTCCAGTTCGTGCGCCGATAAGACAATGACCAAATGCAGATATTCATCGCTGTCAGTAGCTTCAATAAAAGCAAATGTGCCGCCAAGACGCGTTTCGCCATAAACCAGCTTGCGCGTGGCGTTAGATGATCTGGCTGTGATCGTTTTTGATTGATCGATGCCGCCATTGCCGCCGCCGCCGATGTTTGGTTGCTTCGGCTTTGGCGCAAGTGCTTGTGACGCGGCTGTTAGCGCAAGATTGACTGCAAATGTGCCAACAACATATGCGGCTGTGATAGTTGCCACAGTTCCGGCAACGTAAGCTGTGCCGACTGTTGCCGCTGTTGCGATCAGTGCTGGAATAATTGCCGCTGGCATACTACACCTTCCACGCTTTCTTGGCCGCGTTTAACGGCAGAAAAATCAAACCATCCTTGCCCATTGCGGCAACCTTGTCACCGACCACCAATGATAACGCATCACCATCCGGCGTGTCTATCAGCGCAACATCGCCCCGCTGCGCTTTAAATGGCTCTATTTCGTCCAACCTAGACCCGACACTGGCCGCAAGATCGCCAAGCCCCATTTTTACCAGAAACCTTGCAAAGCCTTTCTGTGATGAATATTGACCTATCCAGTCATCAAATCGTGACGACCCACAAATTGCTTTTTCGGCATATAAACAAAAATGACCGCAGTCGGCCTCGCCCCATTCAAACTTTTTGTGCCGCCATTCCTCGATATGATCGTTCAAGCGTGACGGCCAATCGACTAGCCGCCCCATTTAATTGTCGCCTCTTGCAATGAATTGATAAACTCAAACCCTTTATCTGTGGCATCAAGCGATTTCTGATCTTCGCTAGTCCAACGACGCAAGCGTGGCCGTTCCAGATCAATCAAACGGCTTTCGGCAGTTAGCGTAATCGTGCAAGTTTCACCCTCTTCAGCGATTGTCATCACATCCATCCGGCCAGAAAACACCTTGTAACTGCTAACTGTGCCGCTAGTTATTGCGCCGACATAAATGTTTGCGATCCGATATTGATAGTTTTCGGTCAGCGCGGTCGTCAAGATGCTGCTTGATATGCCGGTCAGTGACATTGACGCGCCTTTTGCGCCAATCTCCGCAGCCTCTTCAATAGCCGAAATAGAAATCAATGACCCGCCGCCGGTATAGGTATTACTGTCAATGGTCAGATCGCCGTAACCATTCCATAAACGCAGCGCACCGCTATCGAATAGCAGTTCAGCCGCCAGAAAGCCGGTAAAGCTATCAGTCGCAAATTCGGATGGTACACCGCTGCGCGTCATAGTGCTTCAACCGCTGCAAAGCTGATTGAATAAAAACCAGCGTTGTTGATCGTCCACGTTGCGTCATTTGATGACAACCGGAAAACGCCTTGTGCGCCGCTGACTGTAACTGTTGCGCCATCAGCCGGTGATGACCGCAAATCCGGCCATAAGTTTAACGTGGCTTCGCCGCTGCCATTGCTGTCAACATCTTCTAGCACTTTGTAAAGACGCGCTGTTGCACCGCTGCCTAGCTGGATATAATCGCCAGCCCTTAGATAGCCGACTGCCGATGCTGGAAGCCCATCAATAGCCAATTCGTTACCAGTCTGGCTTGCACCATTAACAACCGGCGTGCCAGCCGCTGTGGACGCTGATCCGCGTGGCGTTGCCGCATTAGGATCGCCCAAAAGGAACGTGCCAAACTGACCACGCAACCGCAGCAAAAAGCTGTTCCAATATTCGCTGTCAGACCGCTTGACGGGCGGGATCGTGATCGTTGCCGACCAACGTGCGCCAGCGTGCCGAACAACTTGTTGTGCCAGTGTGAATGGGCTTTCGCTGATCGAAACAATATCAGTTGCGGTTATCTCAACCCGCGTGATGCCGGTCTGCGTCGGGAATGCCAATGGATAAGTTTCAGCCATAATTAACCCCCAAACGCACTAGCGAATGAACCGCCGCGCCGTCTAGCCTCAAGAACCGCAGCCTTTGACGCTTCTTGTATCTGCGGCAACATTCCCATCACTTCGGCGCGTACTGTCTGCGATACGCCAGCCGATAAGTTGATGGTCTGGTGAACAGTAACGCCGCCGCCCAGCTTGTCATTCGGGATAATACGCCCCGCACTGTCCGGTACGAATAACTCCGCGCCTTTTTCCCCGACGATGGCTGGCTTGCCCATAGATGGCCGACCGCCATTTGCAAAGCCGAACAAACCTCCGATAAAGCTGCCGATGCCGCCAGCAATACCACCGCCGCCAAGCCCAGCCATCCCAGCCGCAAGTGGCTTTGTAATGTTTTGCTGTATATTGATGCGGATCAGATCGCTAATAATAGACCGCGCCATATTTTTAAACGCATCTTTGGCACTAGCCGCCCCCATAGTCACATCAACAAGCGCATCTTCCAGTGATTTAACGCCACGCACCGCCGCATTGCCAAGCCCCTCTCTGACAGCTTCGCCTTTTTCTTTTAATTCGTTTAATACCTCAGAAAGTTTTTTAACTTTTTCAGCGGCTTCAGTGTTTGTTTGATTGTAATTTTTTGTTTCTTCATCTGTTCCTTTAACGGCCTGTCTTAGTTTTTCAAATATGCCGCGATTAAGAATTACAATTTTACCAACTTCTTTTAGGCCAACCAATTGATCGTTGAAGGTTATAACGCCAACGCCGCGTGCGGCGCGGATCAATCCATTGACAATAATGATCGCTCTGTCAGCGAAAGACTGTATGCCCTCTGCCGCTTTTTCGACAAGATCAATAACATTGATTGCTAAATCTTTCGCAAATGTTTCAATCCCGCCAGCCGCCTCAATTGCCTTTACTAACTTGTCGCGTATAAGGTCAACGATTACGCGCAAAGCCGGTGCCAATGCTGCAACCAATTGATCGCGCACGCCAGCAAACATCGACCCCAGTTTCATAACCGCGTCATTAGCTTTTTCAACGCCCTTGACCGCGCTTGATGATAAGATAAATCCAAGACCTTCGGCATCTTGGAACATCTGTTGCAGGGCTGCGCTGCCGCCTTCGAGCGTGTTTACAAACGCCACGCCCTCACTATCGAACAGCTTAAATGCCAGACGCACTTTATCGCCGCTGTTTTCCACGTCATCAAACGCATCAGCAAGTGCAAGCATCTGCTTATCAAGTGGTTGTTTGGCTAATTCTTTGGCGTTCAGACCAAGTTCTTTAAGCGCGTCTTTAGCCTCGCCAGTGCCGTTTGCAGCCTCAGACAGCCGCCGCGTAAACCGCTGCACCGCCATATCAACTGTGCGCGTTTCCACGCCAGCCAGATTAGACGCATATCGCAGCTTTTGTAATGCTTGACTGGTAACGCCCAGCTTTTGCGCGGTTTTGCCCAGCGTGTCGATGCTTTGCAGTGATGACTTGACCAGCAAGCCAATACCAGCCGCGCCAGCAACAGCGGTCAAACCGACCTTAAAATTGAATAGTGCCTTGCGAACAAGGCCTAGCGATTGGTTCAGTTTGCGGAAAGTGCCTTGTGTAAGGTCTTTCGCTGTGATCGTGAAATTAAGATTTTGATTTGCCATCTTCGATCACCTTAAAATATGCGAACCATTCGTTCAGTTCTGTCAGAGTTAGTTCTTCAATCTCTGGCTGTGTCTTGTGAAGGCGATCCGCCAAGGCCATCATATTCAGCCTCAACGGGTCGCCCTTTAGTTTTTTTCCGCATCCCCAACGCTTTCAACATCACCAAACATCTGCCCAGCAATATCAGCAATCAAGGCCACGCTGTCACCCATTAGGTGCATTTTGTCCTCAAGCGTAAACAGTCGCTTGCCATCGGCATCTTCAGCTTTGGTAATAATCAGATCAACCATACCGCTGATCGTCATATTGTTAAGAAAGTCTTTGTGCTTTCTTTGCAGCTTGTCGATATCTCCGGCGGTAATTGAGCCAGAATAAATAACCAAAGGTTGCCCATCTTCGCCCCACTCATCAACCCGAATAACCTTGCGGTCGCGGTTACGCCTTGCGGCGATCTGTTCTCCCAAACCCATAATTTACCCCTTAAACAACAGTTTCAGTTAAGCCGCCAGTGCCTTACAGCGAATAGGTGGCGGTGTTAATGCCATCAGATGTTACACCGATTGAACGGCTGGTGACAATCGCTGAACCAGTCAATTGATGGTCGCCAGTTGTATTACCTTCCATCTGCAACTTTAGAACAACAGTGTCGCCAGCGGTCACGTTATTTTGCGCTGTATCAGTGTCGTCGAAATATGTTTCAACAGTTGCGGTGAAATCTGTGAAGCTGGCTTTGTAAGTCTTTGAGGTATCGCCCATCACTGTATCTTCAATAGTGTCGGCAGTCTCATCAACAGAAAAGCTAATCACTTCAGCCATTACGTCTGTGCCGATTAGAACGACACCATCGTTTCCTTTAAAAGTCGCCATCGTTATATCTCCTAAACGGCAGTTTCAACGTCATTTTCTTTGGTGCGGTATTGCACCGAAAGAGTAAACCGACCAACGGCCACCGGCTGTTCGCCATCACCGCTATAGTCAGCTTCAAACGCGGTCACTTGTGCATCTTTTGCCAAGCCACCAAGCGTTACATCAGCGGCAATGGCCTCTTCAACCTCAACCGCAATAGTGTCCAGCGCATTATCGTAATTCGCTGTGCCAATAACATATGCCTCAACGGCAACATCTAAAACCCGATTTACCGAACGCGCCAGCGTGATTGTATCAAATTCGGTGGCTTCGCTCTTGGTAAAAATACACAGTGCTGGCAACTTTGTCTGTTCCAGCGGAAAGATACGGCTGCGGAATACGTTGCTGCCGGTTGTGGTCAATCCCGTCAATGTCGTCACGATCTGGTCGCGTATTTGCTGACGAACGTGCGCCATTATTGTTTCTCCAATACCAGCGTGGTCATACCAGTTCCGTCGTCTTGTACAATCCGCATCGTATAGGCCACCGCGTTGATCGTAATAGTATCGCCTTCAGCGGCTGTGGACACGTCTGCGGTGCGGCAAACAAATCGCGGCTGTTGTAATGCAAAGCCAACGCCCCCGCCAGCGTCAACCTCGACAAAATCATTATCAAAGATGCCATTGATCGTGGTCGCGTTGTAAGTCGCAGCAACCCCGAAATCATCAACGCCAACAAAGATGGCGCGATCATCTGCGGTTTCGACTGCCATTAGTCAGCGTCCACTTTAGCTACTTTAGCTACTTTGGCCGACCATAGCTTTGCATAGCCGCGATCAATCAGCTTGTTCGCCTCATCTTCGCGAACGTCGTGATCTTCACCGGCAAGCATAATCCCGACTGAACCCGCTTGGCAGTCTTTGAGCGTTGTAATTTTAACAAGTTTGATTGTCATTTTTTCTTTGTGTTCCGCTTAATAAGGCTGGACGCTGATTTCTTTGTTAGGCCAATAGCCCGATCAGTGATGCCTTGCTTTTCTTCATAAACCTCGACCTTGCCGGTGTTGACCAGATCAAGCCCCACGTTTTCAGTCACCTCGACAATATCGCCAATAACGTGCGCTTTACCGCCGATGAGAATATTCCGCTTGCATTTAATTTTCATATCAGCCCCCAAGGGAAAGACAGGGCGACTTGCGCCGCCCCGTCAGTTGTTTTAGGCGTCGATGTCGAGACACGCAGCGAATGACTGTGCGTGCCTTACGGAAATGTCAAGTTCCTGCATCACGCGTATACGAACCGCGCCTGTGCTTCCCGCTGTATATGGATCAACCAAAACGTCTGGTGTGCTAAAGAAGCCCATCATCAGTTGGCTAAAGTCACCAAAGATCATTGCAGAAAGTGCGGTTCCAGTGCCTTTGGTCAGATCAGATGGAACATTGTTGGTTATTGAAAGATTATAACCATACAAGCTGTTCCA